AACCAATCATTCTGTTTCTTGTAAAATAGGCGTGCGTGATTATGTAACCAGCGGTATCCAGCCGCCTTTTCTGCCCATTTTATAAGCAACTTTTCTTGTTTTTCACACCATTCACACTGTTCGTCTTGTTTAACACTCATATGGTCTATTATTACAATGAGAGATAAATTTCAAGTTCGGGTTTCATTTTTCCTACCCACCACTTCTTTTTTTCCGCATCCCACTTTCCACCATTTGATTTTACTATATCCTTTTCGTCAAAGGGAACATTTAGGAATATTCGCTCATGGGTAGATGTACCGGTATCTACCACCCATTCTTTAGCTTCTACTTCTGTTTTGAATGATTTATATACCGCACCTGTAAACTCAAACACCTGTTCCTTAGCTTCATCCCAAGTTGTGTAAATACCCGGGATGTGTCCTTTAACAACAGCATAAATTTTTTGTTTATTCGTCTTATCTGTTCCACCTGCAGCTCTGTAGGCTAACGTATCTACTTCTTCATTTTTAGGGTCTCCGTTATGTGCTTTTACCCACTTCCATTCAACCTTCGTTAATTTATTACGCACGTCATCAATATCAACCCATAGTTCTTTATTTTTTACAGGTTGTCCTGTTCTAGTTACCCAGTCGTTCTTTTTCCAGTTGATAATCCACGAACTAATACCATTCTTCACATATTGACTATCCGTAAATATACAAACTTCTTGGATGTCCCTCTTCAAACACTCTTCTAGGGCTTTGAGAATCGCAGTCATCTCCATTATATTATTAGTCGTGTCAGTCTGTTTACCAGATAATTTAAACAGATCACTGACCACACCCCAGCCGCCACGTCCAGGATTACCGAGACAACTTCCATCAGTGTAGATCTCATACATGATTCTCTTACGAATTAATTTTCTAAGTCTATTGTAAAAAAATGATGATGATGAGAAGTGCTGCACCATTCTTAATGCTAATTTGTTGTTTATGTTGCTCCTCTTCATTCATGCAGTCGGGGATGAAGATTCCCACTACACCTATCGCTTCTAGTACAAGTAGTATTACGTGTTTTACCACAATGTTGGGGATGTTAGGTGGTGGTTTGTTTTGAGGTGTATTCAGAGGCTTTCTTTGGTGTTTTACAAATCGTGTCACCGCAATGATCGCGGTTCTGGTACACAGAATTGATAGATGTTGCTATCTCGTTGCACGACTTTAGGGACCATCTCCCCAATTTAGGTTTTTCGGTTTTCAATAGACTCTCCAAGAGTGTCTTGAATATCATATCAAAATATGACATTTTATTTTTAAGTACCAGAAAACAATGACAGTTAAAAACAAAATATGATAAAGTCTCAGTGTATAATAGGGAGCTATCAATGAAATTCAGGGTCGTGCGTCCAAATATGGTAGTAAGGAGGAAGAGAATACAATTGTCCCGTGAAGTAGTTCGCGATTTGAAAGAAGTGAGTAAATTATCTTGTGTCAAACAGTGGGAATTTGCTGGTAATATTAAGTACAAAAATTTTGAGTTTAGTAAACCAAATATTGTTACATCAAAAAAACGAAATCGTGTAGAAGGTCCTGAAATTGATAGAGTTTGGTATTCTGAAATGTCATTTCACACACATCCAGGTAATGGTCACCACGACGGAACTATATGTGATAATACACCAATTTTTACAACCCTCCCTAGTAATGCGGATTTCGAAGCATACATCAAAGGGTTCCCTCAAATGCAAGTCAATATAATATGTGATTCACATGGATACTACGTTATTAATATCCTTAAATCGGTGTACATGAGGGCATCACCTTTACCCGAGGCTGTACATGAATACATGAGAAAGTTGCGTAGTACACCATTCATGCGTATCTGTGTATTTTCGGACAATGGAATTGAATATTTTCAGACGACTAGAAAAAACTGGAAAAGAGAAATTAATGAAAAGGTTGACCCAGAAATGTTGAAACTTTTTGGAATATCAATTCGTTATTATGGATATGACGATGAACCACCAATCGTCACTGTTTATAGGGATATAGATGTAGTGTAGAATCACCGGTCATATTTATTTAAGTTAAAGATATTTTGAGAAAATAAACTATATGATACTCGATCATAGAAACAATGTATTTTCTCAAAATGGTGAAGATGGTGTCATTGAGTATATTTTAGATAAGTTAAACATCACAGCTGGTACATGTTGCGAGTTTGGTGCTTGGGATGGAAAGCATCTATCCAATACATTTAACCTTATAAAAAATAAAGAATGGAAAGGTCTTTACATTGAGAGTGATGAAAATAAGTATAAAGATCTACTTGAAACATGTAAAGAATACCCGAGTATAACACCAGTTCAAAGTTTCGTCACCGGTGAAAATCTTGACGATCTCATTTTAAATAACGACTTTCCAGAAGATTTAGACCTTCTCTCTATAGACGTTGATAGTATTGATTACGAAATATGGAAAGGATTGATGAAGGTGAGACCAAAGTTGGTAATCATAGAACCATCCAATTCCACATCACTTTGGGAGAAGGATGTATCATACGATGGACATGGTGCGAGCCCATTCCTGATCAAACAACTTGCCAAAGAAAAGGGATACACATTTTTATGTACAACGGGAAATCTATTTTTCGTAAGAGATGACATTAACACTTTGGAACCGAACGATGAGATTGAATTCCCATGGTGGTTACCTGATGATATTAAACGAATGGTGTTTCATATAAATAATATAATACCTGATGCACACCTAGATGATTTCGGAAAAGACCTCATTAAATACATTAGAGGTGCGAAACTGGGATACATGACAAATGAATAAAATGATTTTCACGTGGGTTTAGTAGTATCTTTATCAGACCTGAAAAACTTATTAAATGGACAATTTTCACACCGCCTATGACGAATTGCACAATTAAGTGCATCTGGGTTTTTCATACACGTCTTTGCTTTTGCATTTTCTTTAGCCTTACTTCTTTGAGCATATATGCGCCTTCCAAAAAAGCAATAGGGTTGAAGGATCATATTATGATGACGTATTTCGTTTTTAAATAGCATTAACCGTGCACTTTAAAAATGATTTTTTGATTTGATTTAATTTACTAACATACCGAAACCAACAAATTAGTTGGAGAAGGCGAGGCCACCCATGCCTGACTGGATGCGGAGGACGTTGTAGTTCACAGCGAACATCTGCATGGTGGTGGAGGCAACACCGGCGGGCACAGTGACAGCGACCTGCGCGTTATCGATGCGCGAGAAGTTGCAAGTGCCGGTAGGCTGATGCTCTTCGGGCTTGAGCGCGAAAGAGTACGAGTACACACCGGGGTAAGGGTTACCAGAGTGATGGTTGTAGGCCTGGACCTGGTTGAAGTACTTACCCTTCTGGGCCTTGAAGCGGTCCTGACCGTTGAGGATGAGCTTGAAGTCGGTGAGGGGACCGACAGTCTCCTCGCGGAACTTGATGGAGGCACCTTCCCATGACGCACCAGTGCGGAGGAGGGGAACACCGGTACCCTGTCCGATGGACACGTAGGCGTTGGAACCGTGGGCAGCCTCGGGGTCGGACTCGAGGACAATACCGGAGGTACCGGGCTCCGTGGTGAAGTTCCACAGAGCGGTCGCGGCGTTGCCGGACGCTGGGTCGTTGAAGCACCAAACCAGCTCCTTGACGGGGTGGTTGTACGACAGGCGCTTGTTGGAGGTCTGACCCGCGGAGACGGTGTCCGACCCAGTGTGCTGCACCTGTTCGATCAGGTACTCGTGGCCCTTCTGGGCGAAGCGGCGACGCTCCTCAGTGTCAAGGTAGACGTAGTTGGCCCACACCTTGAAGACGTTCTTGTTCAGGTAGGTCTCCATGTCCGACGCGAGATCAAAATCAATGCGGACCTCGTGGTACTGCAGAGCAATGAGGGGCAGGTAGAGACCGGGGTTCCTGTTGAAGAAGAAAATGAGGGGAAGGTACACAACCTTGCCGTCCTCGGCAGTGGTCATCTTACCCCAGTTAGCCTTCTTGGACTCATCCAGGTAAAGCTCGGAGTACAAACGCCACCAGCGCTGGTAGTGCTTGTCGATGCGCTGACCACCGATGGAAAGCTCCGCGGAGGCGATGGCACGCTCGGCGACCCAGCAAGAGGGGGCACCGGCGAAGGTGTTGGACGAAGTCGCGTCGGACTCGAGTTCGAGGTACATGTCACCGACGAGATCACCGTTGCGCGCGACAGTCACGGACACGCGGCCGGAGTTGGCGGCGGTACCGTTGACGGTCTGCTCGATGTTCTCCATCGCGAAGTTAGTGTGGCGCTTGTAAACCGCCTGGAAGAAAGTAACCTTAGGGTTGCCAGTCAGGTAGACATCCTGGGCACCGTAAGCGACGAGTTGCATAAGACCACCGGCCATTTTGAGAGTTGTTGTACTATACACCAACATTTTTTTTATGGTTAAAATCGCATGTAATGCGAAAATATCCGTTTTGAATTTTCTCAGTCTAGGTTAAAATGTCATCACGCCCTGAAGAGGAAGAACCTATTGAAGAAATTGAGGAGGGTGAGATTGTCTCAGAGGAAGAGATTGACCTCACAGACGATGATGACGAGTATGAAATTAACGATGATGATGACGACGAGGATAACATGGATCTCGCGGGTCTCATGACATCTCTCCTGGCTACCCCCGATGGGGACACAATTTGCTCAGCCCTTGTCAATATCTGTTACCAATTAGAAACCCAAAACAAAATCCTAATTAAAATGCTATCGAAAATTCAACCTCCAAAATCGGCTTAGAAAGAAAAAACGTATTGTAATAAATTAGAATGGAGCATACCCATTTCATCGATAAGGTACCAAATAAATATGAAGCTCTAGTGGAACTTCAGAAAGAACATATCCAATCGATGAAAGATGAACAGGTACCCGTCGTCATTGATAAATTTGAACATGCATGGTCCCTGAAGACCAACGACTTTAGAAATGCGCGTGAGTTGGGGTATCGTCAATTTGTACACCCTGATAACTTCGATGAGGCTGGAAATCCAGACCCTAGTCAGATTGACATCCTGGCTATTAAGGGTATTCGTGACAAGCAGAGAACGTATCTCATCAACCTTAAGAATCACAGTAGAGACCTAAAGATCCATAAGAAGGAAGCCAATGATGATGGGATAACGATCGTCAGGCGAATTAACAACATCCTGAAGCAATTGAGTGATGGATACGAGA